CAAAATGGGATATAGACGCATGACTCCAGTGGAGTTTAAATATATTAAGCAACTCATAGAGAAAAACCGCTCTTTGAAAAAAGTGGCTAGGATTGCAAATCGGTCATATAGCATAGTTGGATATATAGATAAGGCGAGAAATTTTCAACATTATGTTCAAATTAGACCCGGTGGAAAAAAGAATAAAAAACAAGAAAATCTGTACTCTATTGCAAAACCAACTCCAGTTAAAAAACAAACACCAAAGGATTATTCCGGTGCTCTTTTGGCCGAAATGAAGCGCTTGAGATTGTCGATTGATTCTTTGAATAAGTCAACAAGCATGCAATTGCCTTTATTGTCTAAGCCGAGTAATGATGGGCCGGCAATTGATGAGACGCCAGAGGATGAGACGTCAGAGGATGAATATATTGATATTCCCACGTGGAAATTAGGTTGTTTTTTAATAGGTATTGTTTTTCTTTTTATCGCTTTTTTGTTTTTTATTAATAGTGGGGTAAACCCATTTCTTGATTAAACAAAAAGGATTATTAATTAGTATTGAAAGGACCAATCAAAATGGGACCAGGAACGTACACATTCACAAACTCGAAAGGCCAAGCTTACTACTTGCATTTCAAGGATGTTGAATTAAAAAACGGGCGTAAACAAAGAATTTATTTCTTTGCAAAAGACGTCAGAGAAGAAAGCAGTTTGGAATTAGTGCCAGAAGGTTTTGAGGTCATGGAGACCAAAAGAACCGGCATGCCAGTTCTCAAAAAAATTGTCTAGGTTTGGTAGTTTAGATAGGGTGGGTGTGGCTGAGCGGTTAAAAACGGGGTTTTGCATGATTCCTGACCAATTGACTACGCCCGCTCAATCTAAGTTATAATAAAAATATGAATGAAGAAATCACAACGCCAAAACAAGTGAAAACAACCAAACAGGACGGCATGGGACGACCGGAAATTTCCGAGGAGCAATATTGGATTTGGTTAGAAGAAATGAGGCCATTTTTGAGACAAGGGCATAGTTTATATTATTCAATGGAAAAGTGCGCTCTCCAATCACATAAAAATGTTATTTACGAAAAATATAGAGACGATGTAAACTTTAAGGAAAAAATAGACAAACTTCAATCAACCATCACAGAATTAAATAACAGCGTTATTTTTAAAACTATTGAAAACCTACACGGCCGACTCATTGAAAGTGATAAATTTATCCCATCACCTCAAGAGACAACGATTATAAAATTAGTTGCCGAAAAACATAGGACCTCACAACCATTTTTTGCTGATCGAAGGGAAACGGCCGAAGCCAAAGAGGAGGATTTCGGAAAAGTTGTTGAGCGCCCTACAATAGAAATAATACCACCAAAAGAAGATGCCCCAGAAAATAAAGAGACCGAAAATCCAGTTGAACCCGACACCCAAACAGTGGAAGGCGTGGAAAATCCTGACGGACCTAGTAGTTAATGAGCTAACCTTTGGAGGTGGCGCGGGCGGTGGTAAAACATATCTCGCATGCGCTTGGCTTACTATCATGGCCGAAGCTTATCCCGGCTCACGTTGGATGATAGGTCGTCGGGAATTAAAGCGTTTAAAACAATCGGTGCTTGTTAGTTTGTTTGATTTTTTTGTAAAAAGTGGCTACGTCAACGGGGTACACTATAAATATAATTCCACAGATTCAAAAATAGTTTTTTCCAATGGACCTGATCAATCCCGACCCTATGATGGTGGCAGTGAGTTTGTTTTGATGGACCTTGCCCCCACCCCTTCCGATCCAAACTATGAGCGCCTCGGGTCGTTGGAGTTTACCGGCGGATTTATTGAGGAGGCGTCGGAGGTAGCCCAAAAAGCCAAAGAGGTTGTATTTTCCCGTATCAGATACCGCATCGATGAGTTTGGCTTGATTCCAAAATTGCTAATGACTTGCAATCCACACAAAGGATATTTATATATTGAATTTTACAAGCCTTGGAAGGCCGGGAAGTTATCACCAGATAAAGCATTTATCCGCGCCTTGGTACAAGATAACCCCCACATTTCACCCCACTATATTAAATCACTCAAGAAGCTAAAAGATAAAGTATTGCGCGCTCGATTATTGCTAGGCGATTGGGAGTATGCCGACGATGATTTATCACTATTTATTTATGATGCCATCACCGACATGTTTACCAAACAAAGGCATGAGAACGATGATAAAACCAGTTATCTATCATGCGACGTGGCCAGGTTTGGTGCCGATAAAGCGGTAATCATGCGGTGGGAAGGTTTGAGAGTTGTTGAAATTAAGACTTACGAAAAATCATCGATGCCGACTCTCGAAACTGAAATTTTAGTAATGGCTCAAAAATATAAAATACCAATGTCGCGAGTGATAGTTGACGAGGGCGGAATTGGTGGTGGAGTGGTTGATCACCTCAAGTGCAAGGGGTTTGTTTCAAATGCCCCCCCAATCGAGGAAAAAACAAAAAGAGAGATGCGCCAAGTCGAGTATAAAGTCAATTATCAAAATTTGCGTACACAATGCACTTATGAATTAGCCGAGTGTGTAAACGATAGGCTCATCGCTATTGAGACCGATAGCGTCACTCATCAAAACGAAATTACAGAGGAATTAGAGCAAATAAAAGCGCGGGATGTAGACAAAGACGTAAAATTTAAGATAATTAGTAAAGATGATATAAAAGCAACGCTAGGCCGATCTCCCGACTTTGCTGATACACTAATGATGCGCATGTATTTTGAGGTTAAACCGGAGCGCAAAAAAGCAAAGACATACGGATCAAACCCGTTAATTTAAGTGTTATACTAATATTATGGCCGATGAAATAAAACCAACAAAAAAAGAAGATTCTCGAGGGGTTGAAACTATCCCGGCTAGTAAATTTGCGGTACCTAAAACTTACCCATATTCTGAGGCTGATAGCTCTCGCATTGAGGATTATAAATTTTATAAACAGCTATTCGAGGGGGCCCACTTCGATGCTTTCAAACAACGAATAAAAGACGAAAATTTCAATAAGGCTTATGCCCAAATTAGATATATTTATGTTAATTTTGCGGGGATGATCTCTCGCATTGTTGCCGATATGTTGTTTGGTGAGCCAGTGAAACCAAAATTGGAAAATAAAGAAGCTCAAGCATGGGTCGAGGATTTTTGGAAAGAAAATAATATCAACACTCTTTTATATGAGTCAGGATTGAGTAATTCTGCCCTTGGTGATGCTTTATTAAAATTGAGAGTTGCCAAGCGTCAAAATATAGATCCAGATCTATCGGTTATTTTAGAACAGACACCCCCATCAATATATTTCCCTCACGTCGATGGTTTTAATGTTAATGCCGATCCGGAAGTGCGCGAGTTAGCTTGGAAAGTATCGATCGGAAAAGGGGAATACCTGCGCCGTGAGATTCACAAACCAGGGATTATTTTCAATGAATTATATCTATTAAAAGGTGCCGAAATCCAAGAGAGAAAACCAATTAGTCTTTTGGGTATTCCCGGCCTAGTTGATGCTCAAGCTACAAATATTGATCGCCACATGCTTATCCATGTGCCAAATTGGCGCATTAGCAGTCGTTGGAATGGGTACAGTGATTACAACGATCTCGATGCAATTTTCTTTTCAATAAACAATAGAATTTCAATGATCGATAATGTACTCGATAAGCACACAGACCCAATTTTAATGGTACCGCCCGGAGTTATTGGCGAGGACGGCAAAGTCAAAAAAGATAAAAGAGTTATCGAAATGGGTGAGGGTGAGGACGGCAAACCTGAGTATGTAGTTTGGGACGCTTCACTCGAGAACGCATTTAAACAAATTGATAAATTAGTCGAGATCATGTTCATGGTCGGAGAAATTAGCCCCGATGCTTTGGGAATGGGCAAAGGTCAAGCGGATAGTGGTCGCGCCCTCAAGTTAAAACTTTTGCGCACTATCGCTAAAGTCAGTCGTAAAAAACTATATTATGATCGTCAAATTAAAGAAGCCCTCTATGTTGCTCAACTTTTAGCAAAGAAATGGGGAGCCAAAGCCGGTGGAAAATCCTTTGATTGGGAGCCTGAAATGCCAGAGTTAATTTGGCAAGATGGTTTGCCAACCGATAAGGTAGAGGAAATCGAAAACGAAGTCAAAAAAGTTGATGCCGGGCTTACCTCTGAAATTGAAGCTATTATGAAATTGCATCAAGTGGACGAGGAAACCGCGAAAAAGATGCAAGGAGATATTAAAAAAGAAAATGAGGCGAAGATGCCGGACCCCCTCGACGCAAATCGCAATCCCTTTTCTAGCGAAGGTGACAAGGGTGATAAAAAACCCGAGAAAAAACCAGATCTAAAAAAATAAAGGGGGCGCTATATGTCAAAACTATACCCCATTAATGTCGATGTAAAACCGGGAGACAAAAAACGTCTCGCCGAGTTATTGAAACGAGCATACAAAAGAATTGTCGGAGAGATTGAAACTGCCACAGATTTTGGCGTTAAAAATCGCAAAGCTATTCTGGCCCAAATTGATAATGTTCTCGAGGAGTTGGGCGTCGATGTTCAAAAGTTTATTGATAAAGAATTACCCGGATATTATAAGAAGGGAGCCGACGAGGCCGTTAAACAATTAAAAAATATCGGTGCCCCAATAAACGTCAAATCAGGATTTAGTCAATTACATCGAGACGCTATCATTGCGTTAGTCGACGACACAACCCAATATTATTTTGAGTCAATAACCGGGATCAAGAGATCAGCAAATAGGCTACTTGGTAGCGCAGTGCGTGACATGGTCCAAGAGGAAATTGCCCACGGGGCCATCACCGGTGATGCTTTAAAAAAAGTTAGGCAGAATATTAAGGGAGTAATTCAAGAGCAAGGATTGAGCGCTATTACCGACAAGCGTGGGAGCAAATGGTCAATGGACCGATACTCTGAAATGCTTTTTAGGACCAAGGTTGTTGAAGCTCGCAATATGGGCTTGTGTAATCGGATGGTCGAGAATGGCTATGATTTGGTCCAAGTATCGGCGCATGCCGGATCGTGCCCACTATGTAACCCGTGGCAAGGCAAGATTTTGAGTATTACCGGGCGCACTCCCGGATATGAGACTTTGCAAAGCGCTAGGGATGCCGGGTTATTTCACCCATATTGCGAGCATGCTATCAATACAATAATCCCATCATTATCAAAGCAAACTCGAGCATACGACTCAAACACCGGAAAATATGGCAAGGCCGGATCGAGCACCGAGGCCGGTATTGGTTCGGCTTTGAATAAGTCGGTGATTGTACCCGCCACAAAATATGACAAAGAATTTAAAAAAGAAGTTGAGGGAGTTGCCAAATCCGGAGGGTGGAAATATAGCCACGGGCCAGTCAAGAAATTAGATCGATCGGTGCAAAAGGTAATTAATGATTATGACGGCGATGTTTATGGATTGCGCGACGCTAATCGATCGGTGATCTTTATCAATGACCCTTGGGATAAAAAAGAGTTTAATAAAATGGTCAAAACAGTTGAGTCAAAATTTGGGAATGTTGAGCGGGTAAAAATAGGGCTTAATCGAACAGAAAACTATAAAAATAACATGATTAATGTGACCGCGCCATCTGGCCACGTTACAGAAATTCAAGTTACAACAAAAGAAATGTGGGATGCAAAAGTTAAATTGGGGGGTGATAAATATTATCACGATGTCAGGGTGAAGGCCGGAGATTGGCAAAAAACAGAACAAAAAATGATTAAGTTATACAAAACTGCCGATGATAAAACTCGCAAGAGATTAGGCCTCTGATCTTTTTTTCTTTGAAGCTTCAACTGCTTTTTTAAATTCCTTTTCGGTTATTTCTTGGCCTTCTACTAAGGCGACTTTGGGTGGGTATGGGTTGCCGAGGTGGTTGATCCCGGTGATTGTGTCACCCGCCTTCTCTATTTTTACAAATACGTCGAAGTTTACTACAAAGTAGCGAGGGAATTTTGTTTTGGTATCACTCATTTTGTTATTCTCCTTTTACCAACCATCTTACAACAATATTACACAATAAGTCAACCGCCTAATTGACAAATAGTGGTAAGGTGATCAATAATAGATTCAATCTTAAACATTTTAGTTTTGGATACCTAGCGGAGATGAACCGCGATATCAAACAGAAAGGTAAATATGCCAGAGCCAAAAAAGGACGATAAAAATGTATCAGGAAAAGATACGCCACCCGGGGGCACCAACCCCATAAATAATGGGAATACGGGGGGAGAGTTTGATCCAACCAAACTGAGCGATGAGCAACTATCAAAAGTGCTCGAGGACCCCAGAATTTGGAAAACAGAGCGCCTAAGCGAACTTAGAGATTCTCAAAAAGAACTCAAGAAACGCCAAAAATCCGACACCGATGCCGAAAATAAACGGCTCACCGATGAAGGTAAATACAAGGAACTCTTGGAGAAACAAACAAAAGAGATCGAAACTGCCAATAAGCGCGCCGAAAATGCGGAATTAAACAATCGTATAATCGAAGCTGTCAGCAAAAAAGGTATTAAAGATACCGACGCATCGCTCAAGTTAATTGAACGAGCTGGCATTAGCAAAGGTGAGGACGGGAATTATTCCGGAATTACCGAGGCGGTCGAAAGTCTTGCCAAAGATCGTCCATATCTTATCAATCAAACATCGATTGGTAATCCATCGAATCCCGGAGATTCTAACGTAGGGGCCAAAAAATACAACTTGTCAGAAATGACACCAGAACAGTATAACGACCCTAAAATACGCAAAGATTTCTTGAAGGCTCAAGGTGAGGGTAGAGTAATTGACGACCGAGTCGTCACAACTCCAGTCTAACCACAAAGTCACGATCGCTGATTACTTATCGATAAAGAAAGGAATAATTAGCAATGCCTAATTTTACACCAACCACAGACGCCAACGCGATCCCAACCGTGATTGCTTTGGAGGTCATCAGACAATTTCCCGGTTACATGGGTCTAGCGAAATTCGTTTCAAAAGACACTGATTGGACCGGATCAGATTTTGCCAGTTATGGTGACACTCTTGACATCGTCAAGCCTGGTAGCTTAACAGTTAAAACCAAAACCCCCGGTACAGAAATGGAGTCTCAAGCCCCAACTGCCGACAAAATCCAAGTTAGTTTGGATCAACACAAGTATATTGACATCCTCGATGAAGATATCACTAAGATGTTGAGAAAACCTAATTTGCAGATCGAGTATGCGCAAAGAATGGCTATTGAGTTGGCCGAGCATGTAGAGGAATACCTTTTAGGTCTACACGCCGGAATCGACGAGACTATCTCTTGGGATAATTCTAGCGAGACCACAATCGAAACTAGCTTTTTAGCTATCCGATCATGGTTTGCTAGAAAAAAAGTACCTCAGCAAATGGCCAAATTGTTTGACGCCGATACTTCTATCGTCGACAAGCTTTTAACCATCGACAAGTACACAAGTGGAGATTATGGAGCAAAGGGTGCTATCGCCAATGGCGTTATCAAACCGGTCTATAATATCAATGTGTTGGAGAGTCAATTGATCCCATCCTCGGGGTCACCTGTCACTCGACATAATCTCGCTTGTACCAAATATGGTATGGTGTTGGCCAATAGGCCTATGCCTCTTGATGGAAATGGAAAAGGTGCGCTTCAACGTATCTTGACAGATCCAAACACCGGATTATCATTTAGGCTCACTGAGTCCTATTCTCATGGTAACCTCGGGTCAAGATTCTCAATTGATCTTCTTTTCGGAGGCGCAATTTGTGATCCAAATCATATCGTGGAAATCGAGAGCACTTAAAAATCGAAAGAAATATAAGGTTTGGTTTATCCAAACAGCCACCCCCTTTTTGGGGGTGGTTTGTTATTGTCAGCTTGTGGTAATATCTTGGTAATGTACTTCGTAAAAAATCCGGCCGGTCGGATTGTTTGTTTAGACAAACCCGATGAATACGACCGATGGATTAAAACTCCCAAATTCACAAAACCAACAAAACTCGAAGTTGAGGCTTGGCAACAAATGCGCGTCGATAAATATGAGGAGAGCAAGCGACGCCAAATAATTGATAACTATCAAATCGACAATGGAGTGTTTTTTGCAACGGTGAGCGGTGGCGGTGACGGGTACGGGATGGCTTCGGCCAATCTATATTCTGAGTTGATTAAACTAGGCGTAAATATTAGTTACAAAAACAAAAGTCAATCTCTCGGTTTATTATTCCACGCCCCTTATTCAATATCTCGAGTTGATACCCCATATCGAATACTTTATACAATGTTTGAAAGTACCAAGGTCCCTAAAGATTGGATCGAGTATTTAAAAACCGCCGACAAGGTGATAGTCCCCTCAAAATGGTGCCAAAAAGTATTTAAAGAGAGTGCCGGCGTTGATTCTGAGGTGATCCCATTGGGTTATGATGATCGATTTTTTAAACCTAAAAAAAGAGTAATTAAACGAAATCACAATCAGCCTTTTAAATTTTTGCATTACAATGCTTTTAATGTCCGAAAGGGATTTATTGAGGTAGTCAATGCTTTCACAAAAGAATTTAATCGAGATGAGCCGGTCCAATTAGTTTTAAAAACCACAGTAAAAAAACCACCGATCCCCTTCAACCCTGAAAAATATCCAAATATAAAAGTAATCACTGGCCAAGTCCCACAGTATCAACTTGCAGAAATTTGTGGAGATTGCGACGCTTTTGTATTCCCCTCGAGAGGTGAAGGCTTTGGGATAACTCCACTCGAAGCAATGGCCACCGGATTGCCAACTATTATCCCCAATGCTCATGGCATGACTGAATATTTTAATGATAGATATATGTATGAGGTCAATGTGTCTCACAATTGCCCCGGAATTTACTATCGATATAAAGGTCAGGACGTCGGACAAATGACAGTTTGTGACGTGGACCACTTGAGGCAACAAATGCGCTATATTTACGAACATCAAGAGGAGGCCAACGAAAAGGGTGATTTGGCCTCACGTTATGTAAAACAATTCACTTATAAAGCTACCGCAACAAAGCTAAAAACTTTGTTTGACGATATAATGTCTAAGCCACTCCCAAAGCGCAGACCGAGTAATATATTGACTTTGGAGTTGGTTTAGAAAGGAGGTAAAAATGTCAAAAAAATCAAAAAAGGTTGAGGTAAAAACCCCAACTTTAAAATATGGTTATCTATGTCCGGCGTGCACGAATGTTGCTATTGAGACATCGAATAAAATGATAGGTCCAAAAATTGATTGTCAAAAATGTGGAAAATTAATCACACTTGACGACAAAGATCGTTATAAGGAGCTATAAAATGCAAATATCCTATTGTGGACCCGCACTAGATTATTCCGGTTACGGTGAAGCAAATCGCCACGATATCGGCGCGCTAACGTCCGCCGGTGTCGATGTTGTTGGTGAATATACCAAGCATTGTTTAGAAATATCCGAGTTTGGCGATCTCGGTGAACTCGCTCGAGAGTGTAGTTTAAAAACAAATCGAGATTACAAAATCAAGATTCTACACACCACCCCAAATATTTACGGCCGTTTTATTGAGCCAGGCAAATATCACATCGGGCGAGTTTTTTGGGAGACTGATAAATTACCTCAAGATTTTGCCTATGGCGTCAGAATGTGCCAAGAGATTTGGACCGGGAGCGAATTTAATGCGCAAGCAATACGCAACGCCGGGATAACAGATATTCCGATCTTTATTATTCCCGAAGCAATTAAAACCCCTGCCCCTAAAGTTAAAAAATTTATAATCTCCCACGAAAATGATTTTAGGTTTTATTCGATCTTTGAATGGACCGAGAGAAAAAATCCCAAAGCTTTGCTCGAGGCTTTTTGGCGTGAATTTGAGGGCGTGAAAAATGTCTCTCTAACTTTAAAAACTTATATTGATAATTTTACCCCAGAGAAGCGCAAAGCAATTAAAGACAAACTAATTCAATTTAAAAACAGCTTGGGCTTGAGTAATTATGCCGATGTTTACCTTTACAATAATTTAATGAATCGGTCCGAGATATATCGCTTTCATAAATCAATGGATTGTTACGTCTCAACTCATAGGGGCGAAGGTTGGGGCATCCCACAGATGGAAGCCATGCTCATGTCGAAACCAGTGATATCAACCGATTGTGGTGGCATACATGAACACATTAGGGGATCGGCGAAGCTAGTCCCATGTAAAATGGTCCCGGTCCGAAATGTTGATCGAAATCAAGTTTGGTATACCTCCGACCAGAATTGGGCCGAAGTTGATATCTTAGAGTTTAGAAAATCAATGAAGTGGGCCTTTGAATCTAGGCAAGAATCTAAAAATCTGGGCAAATCTGGGCAAAAAACAGTGCATGATAAATTTAGTCTCGAAGTTGTGGGCAAGCAAATGCGGGACCGACTAGAGGAAATAAACAAGCACTTGACAACTTGATTACAAACAGATTACTATATAACTATGAAGATCCAATATATCTCATGTCATGCCGTTTTAGAGTATGACGAGGTTAAATTACTCACAGAATTAGGCCATGAAGTATACGCAAATGGTGTGTATCGTGACCCAAGAGGTGCCCACACCCTGCCCCGCCCCGGTATTCCCGGAGCCAAATTTGATCAGGCTTTCTTTGATGCTACTGCTCGAACTCCCAAAACAAAACTTACCCCAGATTTAATTGAGCCCTTCGATGTGATTATTATCATGTCCGGAGATAGTGAACAGCCATTGATGAGAAATTGGGAAAATATTAAACACAAACGCGTTATTTGGCGCACCATTGGCCAAACCACACCAAGGCAAGAGGCGGTCCTCAAAAAATATAAAGAGGAAGGGTTGGAAATTGTACGTTACAGTCCAAAAGAATATAAATATACGAATTTTGCCGGCGGTGATAAATTGATTAGATTTTACAAAGACCCAGAAATACACAAAGATTGGACCGGAGAGGATGCCAAAGTTGTTAATTTCTCACAAACTCTAAAAGGCCGAGGTGCTTTTATTCACTATGACGAAATAATGGGATCAATTGCCGGCTTCGATGCTATGGTCTATGGGTCCGGGAATAATGATCTAGGATTATGGAACGGTGGCGAGATTCCATATCAAATGATGCTCGAGGTAATGCGCAAATCTAGGGTTATGGTTTACGGTGGCACTTGGCCCGCTTGCTATACTTTATCGCTCATTGAGGCTATGATGACCGGCATGCCAGTCGTGGCCCTTGGTAAAAATATGGTCCAAAAAACACAATTTGAACAATTTAATTATTACGAAATTGAAGAAATTATCGAGCATGGAGTCAGTGGATTTATTGGCCACTCAATTCAAGAAATGCGAGGATATATTGAGCAATTATTAAATGATCATCAATTAGCAAAAGAAATTTCGGCCAATGCTCGAGCTCGAGCAATCGAACTTTTCGGAAAAGAAAAGATATCGAAGCAATGGGATGATTTTTTGAAAGGAAATAATGATAGTTAAAATTAGAGAAGGCATTTTTTTGTGTGATAAAGATGTTACCCTTGAGGAGATTAAAAAAAACGCCATCACAGTCGTTGAATTTGTCGCACCCGCTCTGGTAGCATGGTTAGATCAAGTGGATAAAATGGAAATCGAATATTTTAGTGTTTTTTTGCATCATCCAAAAGAGGGTAAAATAAACAAACCACACATCAAGGACATCGCTTGTCATATTCCAAAATATATGAGTCAAAACGGTGAGATCGTGGCCATTATTGGTGAAACCGGATTAGTCAGAGGGGCTTATGTTGTCGCAAGAGCAATTTGTGAGATAGAGAATCGACCAATCTATGAGGTATTTATGGAAATGCAAAAATTAATCAAAGGTTTTGATATTGGCAAGGCTTATTTATGAAAAAATATTTATACACTGCGTTTGCTTGGGGTTTAATATTAGTTGTTAGTGGATTTTTGGCTTACCTATTTTATTTTGCCGATTGTGATGTGGTCAAAAAATATTATTATTTAACTCAAACCCCCGGAAGGTGCTTACCATGAATGTTACACAAAAATTGATGGAAATCGATAAAACTTTAACTTTACACAATGAGGGTGCTTGGGATAAGCCACTCAAAAAAAACAAACCCGGTTTTACATCGTTTAATGATGCCGGTGTCGAGACTGAGACCGGGGAATTTCTTTACTCTATGATTAGAATGTTAAAACCCAAGCATGTACTCGAGACGGGTACACATTGGGGCATTGGTGCCTCATATATGGGCCAAGCTCTAAAGGAAAATAACGAAGGTCAACTCGATACTATTGAATTTTTACCAGAAATTCATCGACGCGCTATTATGCGAATGATAAAACTAGAATTGATGCACCAAGTCACTTGTCATCTAAACGATGCCCGTGGTTTTGATACTGAGGGTAAAATATACGATTTTATTTTACTTGATACCGAACCACAAACCCGCTTTGAGGAATTGATTAAATATTTTGATTGTTTAAAACCGGGCGGATATATTTTTATTCACGACCTACATCGACACATGCACCAAATACCAAATGAGGAGCACGGTTTTGCGTGGCCGTTTGGTGAAATCCCGGAGCAAATAAAAAGTTGGGTTAAAGATGGGGAATTGAGACCAATGCACTTCTCTACCCCAAGAGGATTTACAGGATTTTACAAACCGTCACCAAGTGACTACAAATGGGAATAATATGTTAAAAGATTTGAGACGAAAAACAAGTAGAGCGGTAATTTTGCCATTTCCGGGAGATCCTTTTTTATTCCAATTTTGGTATAAAATGTTTAAAATTTGGGGAAAAGAAGTCGACAAACTCTATATTTATTTAAACAGTCCAATCGAAAAAGACGCCGTTGATTGCGTCAGAGAGTTAGTCAAAAAAGATAAAAAGGTTGTTTTGTTTTATGAACCAAATCAAGTTGAACATGGCGAGGCTATCAAAAGAACCCTCGAAATGGTCAAAGAGGATTACATCATGCTTGTTGAGGATGATTGTTTTATTTGGGGAATTGGGGCAGTGTCTCAATGTTTTAATTTTATCGAATGTGGGCGATTTGATATTGTCGGCTCTAAACGTGGATCATGCGGTACCGAAATTTTAGAGCAAGCAAAAAAGAAGTGGGGTTTAATTTACGAAGATTTTGGCGATCAAGGTCCTAACTTTTGGCCAAATATGTTTTTTTGTAAAAAAGAACTGTTACTCAAGACTAGCAAAAACTTTGGGGCAAAGGCATGGAAAGCCGGCGATAAAATTAAGGAGCTAGATAACTATATTTGCACAAGTGATCAATGTGGCGATACTTTTGTGCAAACCTCCCTAGAGCTTCGCAATATTGTGCCAGAATCACAAATTCACTATATACCCCAAAACCACGGTCACCCAGAGGATTTTGATCATTATCAAAAGAAAACAAATTTATTTAGTGGCCATGCTCTTTGGTGCCACATTGGCTCATTGAGTAGTGGGATTGGTGGATTGATTAAAGACGAATTTGATCGACCACTGACAAGACGATTGATCGATCCACCGGGAATTGCAACAAAGCTCAAAAATGCACCAACTAGCGATTTTGAAAAAAAGGAATATGAAAGGCGAGTGCAATGGTGGGATATGTTTTATTGGTCCGCATCGAGGTTTGGTTTATCAGATTTAAAACTATTATATAAAAATGGCATCGATCGAATTGTTAATCAATTCAGCCTCAACCGAAAAAGAATTGCCAAGCGGAAACAAATTTATTCAATGCTAATTAGTGGCGATAAAATAACATGAATGACAAACCCGATTTAATAGTAAGTTGGCCAAAAAATTGCGATTATCCACTTTGGCGCAAATTCATTACTGACTATCGATTAAAATTTAATAAAGTAATTGTTATTTTTACCCAAGCCCCCGTTGGCTTTGATTACAGCAGTTTTGTGACTTATGAGTTAGGCGCCGAGGATGTTATTTTTAAAGATTCCCCCACAGTTAGATCGGGCCAAGATTGGCGAGACGTTGCCGTTTGCTATGGTTTAGGCTTCTCCCAAAGTGATTGGGTATTTTTTACAGAGCAAGATTTTTACCCAAAGAGTGAATTTTTTGATGAGGTCGATGAGCATTGTATCAATGGCGCCAACGTGATTGCGGTTTATCAAGGCGACCGGATGCACCCATGCGCAATGTTTATGAGGTTCAACGATTTGGCAAATTTTTACCTAGATTTTGGGGTCAAATCCGGTGAATACGATCACTTTGGAGGTATCCAAAAACAGATTGAAGAAAAAGGGCTTGTAGTGGGTAAAATATCACCTCAAACTTATCATCATTTTAATGGATTGAGTCACAATTGGCGTCTAGTATCAGAAGGCCAAAAACCAAACTATAAACCTGACGAATTTATCCAATAT